ATTCAGCATCAATGATACTGCCATCAGAGGCTAATAGTGCATTGGTTAATAATATTTCATAATCTTTAATATTTTGATTAATGGATGCTTGAGCTTGTGCAGTTGCTCTTGATATTAATAGATCATTTGCTTTTTCATACAGTTTATTACCAATAGTGTATTGGGATGCTTTAAATTTAACAGCTTGAGTTGGGCTAACTTTTTCTAATACAGTTGCATAACCTTCAATACGAGATTCTAATTCTTCAGCAAATGCATTAGGGTCTTCAATGGTTAATGCACCTGTCTTCATAGCTTGTAATGTTTGGCTTGAGAAGTTAAGCATTTCAGACTCTAAGTCTTGACGATACATCTCTCCTTGTACTTCTCTAGCTGCATCACCAAAAATAGTGCCACCTTCTGCAAATAAAGTAGAAGCGTCATCACCTCGATTTAAAGCAACAGCTATTTGTTCTCTAGAAGGTTTAGTTTTAATACCATACAACTGACCTTCAGTTTTAGCTTGACCTTTTAAGTTTTCATAAAAATAGCTTGATAATCGATCAAGGCGTTGTTCTAATTTTGTAGATTGTCTTAATGCAACATCACTTAAAGAAGAGCGTAAAGATGTATCAAAATCAGCTCTAGAAGAACGTTCGTATCTATCTTGTGCCATTATGCTTCTGGCCCTCCTAACCTAGAATATAAGTATGCGCCTTCACCAAGTTTGGCAGCTGCGTCAAGATATGAGCCTGATTTAGTATAATCAGCAGCAGCATAATCCATTCTGATTTGTGCTTCACCCGCAAGTATATTGTTTTTAATATTAAGTAAATCAATCTTATAATCAGCCCCATATTCTTTTGAGCTAACAATATCATTTAACAATGCCGATCCATCAAGTCCAGACACACCTCCAGCATAAGCACGTGCTAAATTTGCTGCCTGAATACGTTTGAGTTTTCTAAGTTTTTCTAAACCATCTAATTCAAAGTTAAGTCGTTTTTGTTCTAATTCAGCAAGCTTTTGATTAGCTTGTAACTTATATATATCAGATTCATAACGACCTTGACGTACTGTTTGATAAGAACTAAGCAGCTGTGATGCGCCAAAGGCAACATCCATTAAATTAACATCAGCTAATAATCCTCGACCAAAGTTAAGTGCAGAATTAAAAAAGCCTGAACTTGCCATACCGCCACCCGCAGTTGCTGCTGTCGTAAAAATAGATGGCATGACAACGGCAGATGAAACAGGCAAAGCAGCGGCAGTTCCAGCCCAAAAGGCTGTTGATCCAAAGGCTGTGGTGGCTGCTGGTGCGGCGGCTGCAAAACCCATAATTATGTTCCTTGATGTACGGACACTTTATATTCTAAACCTAGTAATGTAAGCTTGAGCGGAGCAGACTGTGTCACCGTAATCTGCCCATCTGCGCTATATCCTAGTATACCATGTAACGTCTTTGTTCCTGTAAACTCAGGCACAGGCGATCCTAATGCGCCAACACCTAAAGACCTGATAGGAACTAAATTATCATTAATTACAATATTCTGTGTTTCATGCAATAACGCATTTACCTCCACAATGCGTTTACGGAAACCAATACGTGTGCCTGATTGAATTTTTAATTCTAATGGTAATGTTTTAATTTGAACATCAATAGGTAATCCTACTTCAGATGAAGTTGTCGGCGGATTTACAAATGTCACAGCACTATCTGCGGTTTGATCTAACTCTACATAACCATCAGAAATGACATTGACAGTTTGTCCATCAATATGTGATGCGTCCAAACTGGTTGCTGTTGTACCAATCACAGCAGAATCTGTGAGTCTATCATCTTCAAAGACTTCTAAATAATATTTATTTGTGCCATTATCATTACGTTTGACCACAGTATAAATGTCTGTAATATCTACACCTATATCAATAAACTCACCCGCCGTAACAAATTCGCTTGGAGCAATAACATTTTGTGCGCGTAATAATGAAAATGTTGCGATTGTGCCATCCGTTTTATTGACAATAAGTAATAGATCATTTTCATCTGTAGCTACAGCTCTCCTAATATCCATACGATTCGGTTCTTTTAATAAATGGCCTGAGAGCAAAGATATTTTAGATGTAACATAAGTTAATTGTGTATCAGAATAAGCAATCTCAGATAATGCTTTACCCTGTCTTTGTACAAATAATATGCCAGATTCTAATTGTTTGACACGCACACCTTCTTTACAGCCATTACGTGATGTTGATGATAAGAAAAAGTCTGTTGGTGTAATGGGTGTTAATCCTTCTTGCGGAACATAGAACTCACCGCCCGTAGTAAATACTTGCAAATCACGACCGCTAATAATATCAACGATAGCATTAAAAGTATTAGTATCAAGGGTAGCTTCAACAGCATCATCATCTAGTCCTTCCACGGCTTCAAAATCAAAATATAATCCAACTTTAGAACCCCATATGGTTGACGGTCTTGATTTAGAACCACCAAAAAATAAACGTCCTTGATGGAATGTAACAGAACGAGGCCATCCGCGCGATGCAGACCATACATCTTCGTATCCTGTTTCTAATTCCCAATTACCACTTGCTATTGCAGATGTACTAAAAAATGGAAACTCTGTCACAACATTGACTACAGTACTACTTACATACTGTACAATTTTAGCTCGACCTTGTGGAGTTGCATTAATATATTGACCAACATGTCCTGAATTAAATACGCCAGCAGACGCAGTAATAGTAACTTTGCCAGAAACATCGCTAGGTGTAATCGAAGCAGCTGGATTACTTGTAGACAATGAAAATGCATAATTAGGAACAGAATCAAAAGTAATGTTAGAAATTGTCCATGAACTATCTGATGCGCCACGTACAATTTGTATAGGTCTTTGATCTTCATGCACAATAATAAGTGTGTCTGCTGATTGAGTCCACACTAAATGATCCATATGTGAGCCAGTTAGATTAAATCCAGATGTATTTAAATAATCTAATCCTGAACCATTAATGTTGGTAATAAGAACTTTATCTTTATAGACATACATTCTGTTAGTTGTAAAACATAACATGTAGCTGTCATCAACAGAAAATTCAAAGGGAACGAGACGTACACCGTTAGCTGGCGTGCCTCCTAATTCATTAATAAAACGTGTACCGGGTCTGCGTCTAACGCCACCTTGAGGTTGACAGACAACATTTTTGGCACGTTCTAATGCATTAGCATATGAATTAATGTCAACGCGTGAACGAACAAGAGGATCAAGTTCACCCGAAGTAAAGTTAGTTTGTATATTAACAAACCTAGCCATTAATACCTCACATCAATAAGTGAAAAGTCTTGTATTGCGTTTGTAGGTTGTCCTTGTCCATCAATTGACATAGCTGTTCTCATATAGCCACCACGACCATTTTCACCGGGTGTACCTTCTGCAACAATTTGCCAATAGTTAGATTTTTCATTTTGATCTGTAATAGGCATTGCTAAATGCCATGCCATTTGATAACGAAGTAACTGCACAAAGAAATGTGGTAAAGCATATTCAGGCGCATTGTATTGATAGTCAATATATACTTTCTCATAATTAGTTAATATTTTATCGCCTTGTATTTTGTAGTCACGTCTAGGTTGTGCATAAGTTGAACTTGTATCATAGACCGCTCTTGGTCTTGCAATCATGTCTGATGGCATTTGATATTCGTATTTATATTCGTTAGTAGGTGTTGTAATAAGCCTTGAGAGTTGTACTTTTTTAAATGAGAATGACCATGGATAACTTGCCATGGTTTTAATTTTTACATCTGGATATAAACGATCACATATATTAGCCTCATCTGTTCCTTCTGTAAAAGACGAGATTGGATTTGCACCTAATAATAAGAGTGCATCAGAACATATTTTAATATCAGTATCACCAGTTGCCATTCATTATCTCCAAATGTGCAAATAGACGGGAGCATACACCCCCGTCACATTGCATTTTACTATTTAGTCAGCGTCAGCGACTGATAGTGCTGTACCATCAGATACGTCAACAACGCCACTTGCATTAGAAAGCACAGTAACTAATGTCGATGTAGGAACAGAAGCGTCCCATACATGAATTAAGTCACCTACTTTTAATACAGTAGAAGCGCCATTAAAATAACCTGAGGTATTAATGTCAGCAATAGCATCAGTACCCGGTGCTGTATAACTCCACATTTGAGGAGCATTACCAGCTTTAGACTGACCACCAATTGGCTGTAGGTTGTCTTTAGTGTAAGCCATTATAATATCTCCTTATCTTAAGATTCACGACATGTGAGTTTAACGATACCCTCGTCATCAATCGCAACTGCGTTAGCAGAAAGAATTGTATTCACAAGGAATGAAGTCTTTTCTGGTACATAGTTGATTTCTGTACGAGGAGCGATACCTTCAGCGTAACCAACTGCCTGTTTGTGGAATGCAAACAAACTACGGTCACTAGAACCGTCAATTGCTAAACCACCTTCAGTACGATCACCAAGTACATGGAATTTGAAACCTAAGAAAGTATCAAGTTCGCCTTGTACTAAAGCTTTGATCGTATTGAAGTCAGAAGATGTTACTGTGTTTTCTGAAAGTAATGAAGCTAAAGAGTTAGCATGAACAATAATATGACGATCTGTTGGAGGAACGTTATTTTTGTCCATGAGTTTTTTAGTTTCACGTAATTTTGCTACGTTTAAATCAGCAGCAGAACCACCACCACCAACTGTATTAGCTACAGTTAATGAAGTTGATGAAGCTGTTAACGCATCAAGAATAAGTTGATCTTGTCTACGACCGACTGCGTTCGCTAAAACTTGAACGAGTTCTTGTCTTTCGTCAAAATTAACTTTTTGTTGCATAAAGATGTCAGAATACTCTGCAGCATTCCAATCTTGTAGTGTTACAGTTACTTGTGAGAAATCCACATTAAGAGGTGTAACGTCAGTTTGTGGCACACGAAGTGTAGCCGCGCCTTTACCTACTTTAGGGAATTTCACAACTTCACCCTCAACGCCTCGTCTCATGCGTGTAGCACCAACTAATTGTGCTTTAGCTTGGTACGCCTGTTTAACTTCGGCATCAAAGAGTGAAACAAAAGCATTAGATAAA